TGTAATAGGATATTTAAACATATTAGTTTCAAGTTTTTCACTAATTGTTCTTTTAATATCAGCTTCTTCTTCAAGTCGTGCTAAATAAGTGTCATTTTCTAAATTTAATTCTTGAAGTTTATTAATACACTCATTAACCCAATATCTCTCATAATTATCTTGTGATTCATACATCGAAGTTAATACTGGGTATTTTTCTGTAAAGGAATTATTAGCTTTACCTTGTACTAACCATTTTTGTTCATATTCTTTAACTTCAACAGATGGAATTACTTGATGGTGTGCAAGATTATATACTTCAATTTTATCATATATCTCCATACTATTTTTGCACATCTGTTCATACTCAGATGCAATAGATGGACGTAAATTATTTAAGATATCTTCTTCAGGCTGAAGATATGCATATTCATAGAATGAATCAACTTCACGATCGCCGCCCTTAGAATTTAAATATGCTTTATGTACATATCTATCTTCTCTTTTGAGATAATGAGCATCCGTACCTATTACCATTTTAATCCCATATGCGGCGGCTATATCTTTAAGTTTTAAGTTAACTCGAATTTGTTCTTTACTAGCGCCTGGAGCACACTCAATATAAAAATCATCTCCAAACAAATTTTTCATAAAAGTTATAAACTTTTCTATCTGAAGATAAGCGGAGATTGCTCCATTTTCATCCCCAACTTGCCGTGCAACTACCATATTATTAACTGCGCTAGATAGTTCTCCACCTAAACAAGCGCTAGTACAAATGAGATGCCCAGGTTGCGCCCGCACTACTTCTTCTAATTCACTTTTGAGAGTAGGCACTCTTTCCATACCTCTATCATGATAACTTTGCATCCATGCTCTTGAACTTAATTTACAAAGTTGTTTAAAACCATCATGATCTTTTGCAATTAAAATACAATGGTAATAAGGCTGATTTGTATCTCTTGTATCAGTTAAATAAATTTCATTACCTAATCCAATTTTAAATTCTGGATTTTCTTTTTGAATTTCAAATTGAATTTTATTAAATATTACAGCTCCAGAGATACATTCATGGTCTGTAATAGATATACCTTTTAATCTAAGTTCTACTGCTCGATTAATAAGATCTTTAGGCTTATTAATACAATCGAGTAGTCTTATATTGCTGAAATGGCTATGACTATGTACTTCAAATCTATCTAGCACTTTCATACCTCACTTCGATATTTTTTCTATATATATTATATCATAAAATAAAAAAATTGTCAAGATAATGTATCTTGACAATTACTGTTTTCTTATTCCACAATTAGGACAATAATTATATCGTTTAGTTATTTCTTGTTCAAAACTCCATGATCCATCTTTATTTCTTTTACTGGTTGATGCACAGTATTCAAAACCGCAAGAGCAACGTGCATATAAAGCAATATCATGAGGATATTTGATGATAATCCAAGGTTGTATTTTTCTTGGTTTCATTCTGGAATAAATTCTTTATTAGTAATTTTTACTTTAAAATCTTCTTCTATAATATCATTACGAAAATAATAGATTTCTCCATAATGATTCTCAATGTTGTTACGGAATGTCCAATAAGCATCTTCACCAATAAAGAATTCAGCGTCAATTAAATGATAAGGGCGTTCTTCCATATAAGTACGATTAGGGCAAATAATCATACATTCTTTTTCATACTCTAATTTAGTGTTTAAATATTCTTCTTCTGAAATTTGCTGTTTAAAAATCATTTGCATTATATTCAAAATCTCCTATTTTCATAATATTCATTTTCGTTTTCTGGAGTTAAAAGAAAACGTGTTGTTGTTAATTTAAGATCGTTAAATGTATATTTTGTGTCATAGGGGATGCGGATTAAAGGAATATGGTGTTCAAAACAATACTTATTTTTTAAAAGATCATTTTCTCTTGTTATAGCAAATTGTTTTTCGTTATTCCAAGAATTTTCACTTGACCATTTAAAATGTTGGCTTCCATCATATTCTATTAAATAGAGTAAAGTATCTTTATTAAAAATTGCAAAATCGAACATTAATTGGTCACAAGAACGTCCAGTAGAAGTTAAATCTGAAAATTTATATTGTTCTTTAAATTGAAAATTGGCTCGTTGTAACATATCAGCAATTAATGATTCATTTTTACTTAAAACACAACCACAACTAATAGTATCTCCATTGCGTAAATAATCTCCAAAAACAATAACGTTTTTACGTCCACATTTAGTACAAGTACAATTCCAAAAAATTCCTTCTTTATCATGACGAGGTTTTTCTTCTTCTGTAGCCATTCGTTCAACATAAAGATATCCATATGTTTTACCTTCTTCATGCTTAATGGAAGCTTGACGCATTTTTTCCATTCTGATACATCCACAGTTAGTTGACCGTCCAGCTCGGAGATGTGCTCCATCAACATCTTTTTCTTTTCCACATGCTGTGCAAATACATCTCCAACGAGTTCGCTGCCCTGGCTTAGATGGTGCTCTTTCTATCACATGCCAATATCCAAAATCTTGGCCTGTTAAATCTATTAATTTACTCATATAAAATTTATCCTTTCTATTTCTTTTCATAAAAATATAAACTTTATGAGTAATAAATTATCTCTTTATGACCAGTGTAACTATTTTAATGTTGAATAATTACTAATTTTTCTGAAGCTCTTGTAGCACAAGTGTACAAAAATCGAGCGTGAGTTTCTTTGTCCCAAGGGAAACCCTCTTCTACAACTAAAACTTTATCCCATTCTGAGCCTTGTGCTTTCCAACCCGTAATAGCATAGCCATATTCAAATTCACGCGGTATAATATCTCCAATACGAGTTTTAGCTTTTCCGATTTTATAAGCATCGCGCCAATCACAACACTTAGTACCTTCAGTTAAAAAATTATAATCAATATCTATACATGGATATTCATTATTATCATCAGTAATAATATCTGCCTGTAAAATATCAAATTTCTTAACAGTAGTACATAACCAATAAGGAATATTTATAAAAGTTTTAAATGAATTTTTTAAATAACCAATAGAACCGTTAATTAAAGGATCTCCCGCCATATTAAAATCTTCCCAGTAATTTCTAGAACAAATTACTTTATCCCCATCGCGCGGCGGCCCCTCGCGCCCAGCCATTTTTCTCATACGATCATTAAGGCTATGTCGTGTATTATTTTTAGCACAAAGAACTTGATCGGCCCAAGTTAATACGCTATTTTCACTTAAATAAATATTAGGTACAACCTTTATTTCTTTACCTTCCTGAATTTGTAAAGGTTGCATATCTCTAATACTCATTGTAAGTCTAATAATTTCAGATTCTTGCGCCTGCCGCATTATTTCATCAAGAAAGATATGAGGATGATCAAGGAGATGATTATCTTCATCTTTGTCTATTGGCGGAAGCTGAAATGGATCACCTAAACAAACTACATATACACGATGCTTAAATAATAGATCGATGAGCTTCTTTGGTGCCATTGATACTTCATCAACAATAACTATGGTGTACGGGATACTAGATTTAGGTCTATTGATAAAGCCTCCACCTGGGCGAGGGAAACTTTCATAAAGCAATCTATGTAACGTACTTACATTTGAGTTACCTTTTTTTCTTAAAACTTCTGCTGCTTTTCCAGTAAAAGTTGCAAAACAAACTTGCTCAGGAGCAACGTCTAAAGCTTCAATAATAAATTTAACAAGTGTTGTTTTTCCACTTCCTGCATAACCACTAATGGTTGTATATTTACAATTTTGTTTATATCTTTCAACAGCAATCTTTAATCCTTGTTCTTGTTTATTTGTTAGAATCATTTTTTTATTCTATTAACTCCCAATGATAACCAAAAGCGGTTTTTTTCTGTCCATGAAGAACTGAACTAATATTAGTTGCAGTTCTTTTTCTTCCCATTGCTTCACATGCATCTGCTATACAATTATAAATGATTTGAGTTTCAACACAACGAACTTTTTTACCATGAGATTTAATATGTCCTTCGCTGGCTTTTTTATGTTCTAACGGGTCAGCCCATCTACGTTGTTGCCCTTCTCTACTTTTCTTATGTTCTAAAGGATTTTCATATCTTTTAATATTATTAATTCGTTGTGTTTCACGACGTTCTGGATTTTCTGCATATGATTTTAATTGACTTTGTTTAAGTCGTTCTTTATATTCTGGATCGTTCCATCTTTCTTTAGTTTTTTCTGATAATTTTTGTCGTGTTTCTATGGAAATATCATGTGTTTTATAATAGTTTTTCATAATTTCACTTTGTTGTTCTCTCATTTCTGGAGTCCATTTTACATTACCATCACCACCCCAGGTAGAGTTCCATCCATTAATATAACTATCATAAAATTCAATCCAATATATTTCTTGACTATTTAATTCCTCATTAGGATATTCGCCCAAAATATCATAATGAAAATGTTCTGGCCCATATTTTCTAATAGCATTATGTAATTTAAAATTTCTATGACCAGATATGGCATCTTGAATATGTTCTTGAAAACGTTCTTTTACTGTTCTTTCAGTTTTACCAACATAAACATTAGAAATGTTTTCTAAATCACAATAAATTTTATAAATATACCCCATAATAAAACCTCCTATAATTACAGTATATTTTTCTCTGTCATCAAGTAAAGAAAAATAAAACTATGAGATTTTATATTTTTGACCTAATAATTTATTTTTGTTATGTGTATATAATACCATATTTTTTATTATTTGTCAATTTTGGTTGGAAAA